CAGTTCGTTCAATTGATTTATGGTGTCTTTGTTCACCTTAGAGACCGTCTCCAATTGCTCTTTATAAAACTCAGCCCGCTGGTGCTCCAAATCGCCTTTTTGTTTTTCAAGATCGATGGCTTGCTTCTGAAGCTCCAATTGTTTTCCACTCAATACCTGGTCATTCTTAAGCTCGATGACCTGCTGATTAAGAGTATCGAGCGCCTGTCTATCAGATCCCCAAAGCTCATCGTTTCGGACCAAGATCTCCTTTTCCTTCATACCAATAATGGTAGAGTCCTGATCCAGTTTGAGGATCTTTCCATCTGGCATCGTAACCACAGAGCCAGCCGGGATCAAATCCTCTGCAAAACTAGGACTTACCGCGAGTAAGAATAATATGAAACTTAGAATCCAGATCCGTTTCGGTATAGACCTTGTTTTCAATGTCCTTCCTCCCTTGCTCGATCAATGCTACATTGCCCTCCAGCTTTACAAGCCTGGTTGCTAGATTTGCCCTGTCCGCTGCCACGCTTCTAATCCTGTTTTCCAAGTCTTGCAGTTGCTGGTTGGCCTGAGCGATATCCTTGGTATACTTCACTTCCATATCGCTCCTTTGCTTAGCAAGAATCTGCTGGACCTCCTCATTTTGCTTTTTCAAATCATTTGCCCGGGCCACCTTCTCGTTGGCCAAGGAATTTGAAATGCTCCAGTAAATCAGGATCAGGACAATGGCCACCACAACCGCCGTTATCACCTTCCAGGCCCCAGGCTTTTTGACTAATACGAGCACTTTGTTCAGAATATTTTTAAGCATCAACATGATCTTCATTTCTTTGCACCGTCAATGGTTTTGCCGATATCACTAACCGCGTTCCGCGCTTTGTCTTGAGCAGATTTAATATCCGCCTCGACGGTCTGGACCATCTTGGTCAGTTCAGCCTGTAATCTCTTTCGTCTGAGCCAAAACAGGACAATGGCAACGACGATCATAATCACAATGATTGCCACAATGATTTTTTCTGCCACCTCAATCCCCCCCTTCAATACTCAACAGTCTGTGGCCAGTTTTCGGATCATTTATTTTTATCCCAGTTATTCCTTGTAATAAGCTTATCAATTCGGTCTGTAAGATGTTGGACATCCCCCCTTAGACCCCCGAGTTCTTTGGATAAATTTTCATGGACCGTACCGCAGACGCCCTTATCTTGCTTATTATCCTCCAGTTTATTCAAGCGCCTGCTCCATCCTAAAAACATGGCCAGTCCAGTCAGTAGACCACCGACTCCGCCAGTTCCCAAGGATTCAAAATTAAACATGATGATTTCCTTTCAAGAAAGAATTAAGTAAGATCCGACCAGCCGCCATAACGTCGCCAACGGTGATCGAGTGCATACACTTGTTGCTCATACAATTCATAAAACGCGCGGTATCCTGGCAAGGGGCGCAAAGAACACCGCTCCTCAATACGATAGCCCTCTTGCTTCTGGGTCGGTTTTTGCTGGTAAGAGTAGGCCCAAAGAGCGCGACCATGGGGATCCCCAACAGGTCAGCAATATGCATGTTCGCCGTATCAGAGGTCACCAAAACTTCAACCTGACTAATCACCTTGGCAGTTTCGATGATACTCAGTTTCCCCGTGAAATCTTCATCCATAGATACGCCGTCGAGTTCCCCCGATGATCCTATGCCCACAATCGAGGCCCCAAAGAAGCGCTTCAGTATTTCCGATAATTGAGAGAAATAAGGCCACCTTTTTTTATCCCATTCTTTTTGCTGAGTCTTGAAAAAGCCATTACATAGGCCAAAAATAGGACGGGGTAAATTAAGGGCAGGAGCGTCTCCAACCGGAAATGTTACGGTAGGAATTCTGCCCTTATACCCAACCGTGCGAGCCACCTCCATGTAGTGATCTGCCTCATGGATCTTAGATTGATTCCAACTCGGGCGAGGCACAGGAATCTTGAGATGATCTTGAAAAGTAGGAACAATAGGCCCATTTGACCCGTGAGGAGAATAGAACCATAATTCATAAACCTTTGGATCAAATTGGTTTCCGGGCCAGTCTATGATTTTATCCACTACAGGCCAATGTTTAAGAATATCCTTTACAGGGGGCTTCCTGCGATCATTCCAGTCCCCATTCAGCACAACATCGATCTTGCCAGAATCAGTCATAGATGCGACGGACTGAAGGCTCGGCATCATAATGACAAAATTTCCGAGGCCGTTGGAAAAGTAAGCCACTGCCTTCATTTCTTACCCCACTGTAACAACCCTATACCCATATATTCCCCTGGGTTGCGCGATGTCCTTTGCTTGTTTAGATCCTGTCTTTGATAGATGAACTCGCAAAATATGTGCCCCTTCTTTATTTCGTTCCACGCCTGCGGAACCCCGACCGGAGAATGAACGATATCATGAAGGGCAATCCATCCCCCGTCTTTCACCAGGGGCGAATAATTAAAGAAGTCAGCACGGCACGCTTCGCAACCATGGTCTCCATCGATGAAAAGTAAATCGACCAATTCCCCGGACAGTTCCGCTTTGACCTTCTCCAGAGTCTCCATAGCAGAGCTGTTGCCCTGAATCTCTATGATTGGGACTTTGGTTTCCTTGCCCCGGTAAACTGGAATCCAGCCCTCCCTTTCAAAACTGAGATCCACGGTGATCACTTTCTGCCCGGCGACCTGAGACCATATATAGGCCGTACCGCCCTGAAAGGTGCCGATCTCCAGGATTATTTGAATCCTATCTTTCTGCCGCTCCAGAAAGTCGCACAGTGTCTCGATCTCGCTCTCATGCTGCGCCGTCACTATGCCGACTATATCCAGCTTCACAATACGCCTACCTCCAAGTTGACTGATCCTCCCCCATATGCTCCAACATCCCTGGGATCACCATGACGAACTTCCCTTGATTATACAGGCAGTTTTTGGCGGCATGCTCGGGCACAAATTTGGACCGTGACATGCAGCCGGTGAAATAGAGGTCAATATTTGAGCCCTTCCCGTTCCCGGGGAAGCCCCTCTCCCTTCCATCAAGATCCAGTCTGGGGACGTACCCGATGGAGCGCCAGAAGCTTTTCTCCGCAATCATGTTGGTAAAACCCTGACTCTTCTTCAAAATGACTTTTGTACCATTGTGCTGAATCTCTTGAAATGGCGGGTGACGAAAGGCGTCGTGGCCGGAGAAAAAGCCGATTGGATACTGGCCCCGTAACGCCTCATAGGTCTCGATGAGTTTTAGGAGCCACTCGTTCTCCAGGCTTTTCATGTCGTCCTGCAGATATCCCAGATAAGGATATTCCTCGTAGAACCGATCAATGAACTCCGATACATTCCAAAGAGCGTTGAAGGCATAAGTGATGCCGCTGCGCTTCTTCCGCAGAATAACCAGGGCCAGGCTGCCATGCTTCATCCCCCTGAGGTAGTCCGGCGTGTCATCGGCGCTGCAATCGTCGATGATGAAAAGGCGATAGGGGATGGCCGTATTCATGGAGAGAAAAGACTCCACGGTCTCCTGTAAGATCGGGCGCCGGTTAAAAGTTGTTATGAGCAGATCCAACATCTTTTTCACCTAAATATTTTATCATTTGACCGAATCCTACATTCTCATCCCCATATTTTTTATGAAATCCCGTGTGGCATGACCTACACAAAACAATTCCATTCTCCGGCTCAAGTTGAAGCTCCGGCATTTTCTTTATTGGAATTATGTGGTGTGCATCCTTCTCTCGATACTTAAATATTGTTTTTCCACACTTTTGGCAAGTATTCTCGTCGTTCCTGGCCACTTCTTTTTTCCAAACTTTGCGATCATAATAAAGTAAGGAACTATTCGGAAAATGCTTCCCTTTCATTCCATTTGGATTAAGTCTTCCCTTGTGATATTCAGATATTTTTCTATTATGCTCCTCAGAAAAACATCCCTTTAATCCTTTATTCCAAGCAGATATACCAGTCCTGCTTTCAGATATCTTTTTTTTGGTTTCCTCAGAATGATATTTCCCGAGCATGCCCTTATGATTCTTTGTAGACTTTAATTTAGGCTCTTCTGAATCGTGCTGTCCTTTTCCCATTCTTCACCGCCTTAGATAAAGATGTTCGATCATGGCTTTACGATTGCCTCGGAGACAAATCGGAATTGTTGGTCCTTGGGCCATTTGGCCAGCAGTTCCGGGAGCCTCTCGGTTATCCAGTTGTTTTCCCAGGTCCGCCAGGTGTGGCCAAACCAGTACGTCCCCTTTTCCTGCATGTGATAATAGCCGTGCTTGCACATATGAAACTTCTCGGTATCCCTGAAGGCAACCCACATTCCCAGCTTGTTGCAGGCCTCTATGACATCCTCGTTGATGGCCCAATAGGGGGGCCTGAACCCCCGGACATAGACCTGGAAGTCGATCTTGGACAGCTTCTCCACTATCTCGCCATGGGAGAATTTCGTTACATCGCGCGACAGGTCGTGGATGAATCCGTGCACGGCGAACTCCATCCAGCCGGTTTTTTTCAACTCGCGCAGAAGATCGGTGTCGGTCAGGAAAGGAACGGTAAAGAGCGTTACCTTGAAACCGGGATACTTTGCCTTCATCCAGAACAGGGACTCCAGGCTCATGAACTTGTCGCAGAAATCGTCGAGATTAAAGACTATTCCCGTATTCATCAATTCTCCCCCGAAGCACCATAAAGCCGCTTCTCATAATCCAAGAGTTTACCCGTGAACTTTTTGTTCTGCATAAGCCAGCCCCTAAGCCCCAGCTCCAATTCCCTGAACTCCTGACGGCTCATCCACAGAGTGTCAAAGCTCAGCATCGGCCCCATGCCGCCCTTGCCAAGCTGGTAGTATTGGTCAAAATTCTTGTCCAGCCTCGTTATTCCGAACTTTGAGGGATTATTCCATACTGCCGTCCCCGGGTACGGTATCATGTTGGACAGCATGTACTGATCAGGGTCCGCATCCACGATAAAGTTCCTGGTCTGCTCCATTGTCTCCCGCGTCTCCCCGGGGAAGCCGAGCACAAAGAACGCCCTGGATGTGATCCCGTATTTCCTGGCCCACCTGACCACAGCGTAATTGTCTTGAACCGTCGCCCGCTTGTTCATGCGGTCAAGCAACCGCTGGCTGCCAGATTCCAGACCCCAGGCAACTTGAACACATCCCGCGTCAGCGAGCCTCTCATAGGTCTCTTCCGTGTCGTATCCGGCCCGACCCATGCATCGGAACTTGAATCCGAGCACATTTATTATTTCCAGGAGATTGAACAGTCTTGGCCGACTCATCGTGAAGATGTCATCCTGGATGTTCAGCGCCTGGATGCCCATCTCCCTGATCATGGAAAGCTGCTCCCGGAAAACGTCGGAACTCATGAATCTTATGCCAGCTATGCTGTGGAATTTGCTGAGTCCGCAGAAATGGCACTGGAAAGGACAGCCCCGACTGGTAAGGATCATGATGGATTTCCGGTCATCGACAGTCCTGCAATATGTTGACAGGTCCATCAGGTCGTAGGCCGGGAAATAGAAACGGTTGAAATCGCCGTGCATAATTCGGGGTGCCCTCTCTCCGCCGTTTAAACCCGATACGATCTTAACCATCGGATGCTCGCCATAGCCCGTGACAACATGGTCAACGATGTCGTAATCCCCTAAGTTGGGATCGGATGAGGGATGCGCGCCGCCGATGACAACAGTTGATTCCGGGTTTCTTGATCGGCATTCCTTAACGATCTCCTTCATCTCCAGAAGAGAGGGCGCATAGACGGTTATACCGTAAACATCGGCAATACCGATATTCCAGTCCTCCCTTTTGACTCCGGTAAGGTCTTTCACCGTTATTTCAGCGTCCGGAATACTCTCCCGCAAAGCCGATGCGATCACAAGCAGGCCCATAGGGACATCCATCCTGTCTCCTATAGAATTGTAGTGCGGGGGATGTATGAGCTCGATATTCATTATTCCAACGCCCTTCTCATAAGCTCATGCTGTTTATGCACCGGCCATTTGCTTGTAAAAATCTTATAGTTTTTATCGAAAAGTGCCTGCACGTTAAGCCCCATGGATTTATGTGTAATCCCAGACCAATGATGAATGAAAACGTCCTGAGCTATCGCAAGCCGGAATCCCAAATTAATCGCCCGTAGGCAGTAGTCATTGTCCTCGAAATTGCCCGGATGGAAAGCTTCGTCAAACATCCCTATTTTGCTCACTGCCCCTATCCTTGCAGCGATGCAAAACCCCACCAAGAGATAATGGGGTTTCCCCCTATACAGATTCATGGAATGGAAGCTCTCGGAGAAACGGTTCAGGTCGCTTATTCTCAGCGACTCAATCACGCCTGGCGTATATCGGTATCCGTAAGAAATGCGCTGCGGCCCGGCAATGGCATTGGTACAAGGCCCCACAAGGTCAAAGCCATGGTCAAGATGCCATAGCAGATAATCAAGCCACCCGGGAGTGACAACCGTGTCGTTATTCATAAAAACGATTACGTCGCCAGTTGCCTTCTCCATGCCCCGGTTGAGCCCCCCCGGGAAGCCAAGGTTTTCATCGTACCGAAAGACTTTCACGCCATCAAGCCCGTTAAGGATCTTGACAGCGGCGAAAGGCTGGCTCGACGCGCTGTCCACCACGATAATCTCGTAATCTTTGGTGTTCTCCCGAATGCTCTGAATGCAGGCCAGAGTGAACTCGTGGTTGTCATGCACCGGGATGATTATGGAGCTAAGCATAATCGGACCTCAAATTTTTCCCTTATACGCATACCTTTTCCAGAAATCCCAGTTCTCACTTATTGTCCGAGGATGTGTATCGCCTATCGGCACGATCTGGAGCTTGGTCCCTCTCCCGACTGGATCTTCCAGCCGGTCTATCCTGGCTTGGATGATACGGGAGTCACTGAATTCAGGTCCGCTATATTCGATATGGGAATAGCTCCTCATCTTCTCCGATATCGCCAAAGGGCTCATCAAGTAGCTGAAATGACCACCCTTGATGATCTCATATTGGGGTTCGGGAACATGCCCATACCCCGGAACCCTGCATGCCCTGAATCTTAAATCATTAAAGCCAAACTCGCTGGCAATGTCTCCCCGGACAGCAAACAAACCCTCGGTGAGCACACCTCGATAGGCATCCAGAAAATAGTAATAACAGGGGAGCCGGCAGGCGACGAATCCAGCCCGTAAGGCCATATCTACGATTCTCGATATCTCGGCCTCATGGGGCACCTCGTCAAGATCCGAATGGATAACCACATCGTCCGCGGCGAACACATACTTGCGCCGAGCATAATCCTTTTGGGGATTCTCCCTTTCCGCGACAGTGGCATTACCTGGAGGTGACTTCAAATAAGAGATCATCCAGTAGTCTATTTTTTTATTCGCCCCCCATAGAGCTGCATCAAAGTGGAATGTCTTTGGCCTACCGGAGAACGTCATGTCGGCCTCCACCACGACGATCTTATCAACATGGCGCCCCTCCTCAGCGACACGCATGGAGAAAAGATCACACTCGTTAAAGAAGGTCATGAAAGAATACACCTTCAAAGCAGACTCTCCAAAGAATAGCGGTCAATCAGATCCGGAGTGAGGTCAATCCTCCGGATATTTCTCTCCTTGGCAATCTCCGGTCTTCCGGATATATTGTTCCCGGTGTTGGTCAGAATGCAGAACGTGAACTCCAGCATCTTGAATGGAATTCCGTCCTTCCTCACATCATCCTCAAAAAGAGTGTGGTCATTATTCAGATATTGCCAGTTCGGTATCGTTTCCCCCCGGCGCTCCAATAGAATGGCATTGCACTTCAGGGAATCCGGATACCACCGGATGGCAATTTCCTTCAGTCTTGGATCGAACATGTGGGCGGTCCTGCTAAAAACAGCCCTGGCCCCATGGTGCTCTTCCTCGTGGATTCTGGAGATGGTGTCTTTCGCCAGAAAGTCATCGGAGTCCATAGAAAGCATCCAGAACTTTTCCCTCTTATTCACCTGGGCCCAAGTTATCGCAGCCGCAATAGAGTTTCTTATCTTGCGGCTCATGTCCTCGTTCGTACCTTCGAAAGGCATGACTTCATACTCGTATGAGACCTTGCCCGACCTTCTGTCTGCGGGCAATATGGGGGCCAGGGTTTTGTGGAAATCCGGACTCGCCGGGTTTGGAGCAACACAACACCACTCTACAAAAGGATAATCGGTTTTCAGACCGCTGGGCTTGTCATGGTAGGATATGAAAACCTTGAAATCCTGGTCCGTCTGCCTGGACAAGCCGGTAAGATAAGCATCAAGAGTTTTTCGGACCATGGATTGGTCATTATAGTTTACAGTGGCCCCAAAGGATGTAACAATCAAAACCATACCAAGCCTCCCCTCAATTCATCTTCTGTGTCACTTCAATAAATCTTTCCAAGCTCACTTTCAAAGCATTTTCAACTTTCATGTAATTGCTCAAAGCAAAAGGCAGCGTTTCGATAGCCCAATCGATATCCTTCGGATCCCAGCATCTGCCGGCCGTACCGAATTCGGTTTTATCCACGTCACCCCGTTTAAAACATCCTTCCTTCATAATCACGACCGGACAGCCACACAAAGGAGCCTCTGTATTAAGAGCGGTAAGAGAATCGTAGGAGTAGAGCACTTTGGATCTTTTAAGAAGCACGGCAAGATCTTTTCTGGTAGGTGGCCACTCAGGGGTAATTTTTATTTCTCCCGTCGGAGCACAGTCCATGAAATCCCTTCCCTTGCCGATCCAGTAACAGGTCGTGTCCCTTTTACCAACACCTACGGTGTTAAATAGATCCAACTCAATCGTAGGAATGGTGAGGCACATAGCAGCGGGATTAGAATTCAAAACAGAGTCGTACCACACCAGAAGGTCCGTCTTCGGGAAATCCACAGGCCCCCCAATAAGCCCGGGCCTACAACAGATGTATCGAACCACATGCTTGACTCCAAATGGGTTTCCCCATGTGATTTCTGGGTATATGGCAACCGTGTCACCGTTATTGTTTCCAGGTTTCATTGAGACTTCAACTTCGGCCCCAGACTCCCGAAGGAGATCTGCAAGGCGCCTCAAAACCCTTAGCCCACCACTATTGTGCTGGTAAGGGGGGGACCAAATCTTATATGGCCTGGAAACCATCACCCTTTCCTCATTACGGCCGATAAGTGGACCTCGTCATTGTGGTCAGCCCCCTGGAGGAGTTCCCATTCTTGGGCCTTAAATTCTTTGAACAGACCGAGGTAAAAAGCCGCATCCCTGAACCAGAGATAGTTGCTATCTGGCTGCTTCGAAACATTCTCGTAAATGGCCAGATACGCGCCCTTACGCAACACCCTCCCAATCTCTGAAGCGGTCTGGAAAATCCGGTGTGGCTCTATGTGCTGCAATACCGTCCAGGAAACCAGGCCGCCGAAATATCCATCCGGGTAGGGGATCTCGTTTCCGTCGTAAAGTGAAAATATGCCCTCGGGATAATATTTCCTGGCCTCCTCGATGGCCCATAAAACTATGTCAATACCATGAACCTTGCCACAGAATGTTCCAAGGATCTTTGATATTCTCCCCCAGCCGCACCCCAACTCGAGGATAGTTTTACCGATAAAGTACGGTCCAAGATAAATGGGGAGGAAGTTATAGAGCCATTTCAAGGAGTCCTGGAACTGCTGGTCGCTAAAATCAGAACAGGCCACGGTTTTTCGGCCCTGCTTTGCATATCTCTCCATCCAATAATCGTTTCTCATGAAATCCTCTTGTCCACTTCTCTCCAGAAATCGTATGGGGCCTGCTTGAGCCATTCCCTAAGCCCCGCATCGTCCGCCAAATCCCGGCCCCAGGACATATGGCCGACATGATCATTGGCCACGATTCGGCAGCCGCAAAGTGCGGCCTCAAATACCACCCGCTCCCCGGCTCCCCATCCATCCAAGAGATGAACCAGAAATTCATGCTCGGAATAGACTTCCGGCATCTTCTCGGGCGCAACCATAGGCCGTGAATTCAGGTTTCCATTATTTGAAAGAATTGTAAATTTGATCTCGGGATGCTGATCAATATAGTTTTGCAACTTCGTCCAGGATTTGAAATGCCGCATGTTACATACCAATGCCGCTCCCTTTTTCCTTTCCACATTTTGCACCGGTCGATAAAAGTCCGCATCGATCGCCAACGGCAGACATACACTATTTTGCGACAAGTCGATGCCTAGCCTGTCCTCATGGTTTTTCATGTGGATGGGGGACAGAAAAACGTTCATTGCCGCATTTTCATAGAGCCTGCGGGAAAACTCCGGCCGGTCAAGCTCGCGGTGATCGTGCTCGTATTTGACATAGGGCAACCCGTCGGAATAGATGGCCTCCAGCAAGGCCCTCATCTGGAGCTGGCTGAAGCCCCAGATGTTGCTTATGATGACAAGATCGCTTCGGGAAAAGATAATTTTCATGGCTTCATCGCTGCTGCCCTGAGTTATGATTTCGATCTGGAATCCCAATTGGGTACCCACGTAGCGCACAAACTCGGAGGAAATCTCGGCCCCGCCGCGGATGAAGTTATCCTCTATCCAGGCCACGGTCTTTTTTTTTATGCCCTTCGTGTCGTACTCCTGATGGTCAGGGCCATAGACATCGGCCCTTCCTAAAGCTTTGAATATGCGGGGAGTCATCATGCGGGTATCGTAGGCTGCCGGATCCTCGCCCTTGCGCCTGATCCGCCACTTGCCCTCCCGCTCCCCAGCCTCGGCCGTGGCCAGGCCATAGGTCGAATACGGGCCATAGGACTCAATCAGACTCTGGTGGATGTTTTTGACCACAACCAATCCTTCCGGCGTGGTTTCGTAACTTTCTGTATTGCTTTTTCTGACGATCTTCCCATCCCCCGAGGCTTCCATTCTCAGCGCCTCATCGATCGGAAGGTAGCGGATCGGCTCACCCGTGCGGAATGGCTCTTTGAGCATTTGGACCTTGGCCATCGTGCCGTCGTCGGTTGTCACCATGTCTTTTATGTCTTGTTCGTTCATATTTATTTCAATCCACGCTCCCGCGCGGGGAGCGACGGTTAGATCTCCTCGTTTGTTTTGCCCCTGGTATGAAACTGCCGCCAGGGGACCCGGGCTATGGGGAGAAAGAAGCGTCCCAGGAGTATCGTTTAAATCCTACGACTGCGGCGTGCTCTTCAGAACCGCGAAGGCGATGCTGACTCCGGGCTTGCCATCGACGCGCATCACGAACCTGACGGCGGTGGCGTTGTATTCAAAATACCGGTCCCTGCTCAGGTCGATCGCCATGTCCTGACGCACGGTCCAGATATAGAACCCCAAGTCGCCCAGGATGACATCCCCGGTGGTCCCCATGGCGGGGAGGTTCCGGGTCTTGAACACCGGATATTCGTTGAACTGGGACCCCTGCCCCGGCAGCGGGTACAAATAGGTCCACACCGGCTGGTTCGTGGTCGCCTTCTGCAGCCGGACGGCATTGAAGGTGGCCCTTCTGGTCAGGTAGGTGAGATCCTGAAAGTTCTCATCCAGGGCCGACTCCAGGTTGATCATGTCGTCGTAGGTGACGGTTCCGTGAGTCTTGCGGGCGACTGAGTTGATGGAGCTGTCGCTCAGGATCCCGGTCATCTGATTGTTGAGGCCGGTGCCGGAGATGACTTCCTTCTCCTGCTGCCACTGGAAGGCACGCACAAAAACCCCGGTGATGTAGTTGATGATGTTGATGCTGCTGTCCTGGATCAGGCTATCGGACAGGGCGATCAGTCCGATGAGTTCCTTCGCCGTGAACTCCTTGTATGTGAAGGCCGGCTCCGTAAGGGTCTTGGAAGCCAGTTCATCCGGGTGATAGAGGATGATTCCCCCGAAGTAACTCCCCGCGGACTGGGTGAGCTGCGGGATCCTGAGGGTATGTCCGCCCATCGGTATTCTCCACAGCCTCGGGAGGATCTGGGACTGGCCGATGGCGAACTCGATCACGGTGGCAAGGAACTCGATCGGGACCAGGGCGCCAGCGTCCGTGGTGGTCAGCCCGCTCATGGTGTCCTTTTTGTTCCATTCCAAGATTTCCTTGTTGTAATCGCCGATGTTGATTCCTCTCCCAAGCATCTTGTTGGGGTCAAATCCCGCTCGGCAGCAATCTGCGAACTTCTCCATCGCGGGGGATAGGGTGACGAAGGGGCCGCCGCTGGCGCGCAGCCGGGCCCCCATCTGGGAGCCGCTCAACTGGCCCCGGGGCGTGGAAAAACCCTTCTTGTCGTAGAAAAAGCTTGTGTCGATCAGCGACTCTCCCCGTTTGAAGAACCTGTCATCCCCGTCGGGGAATATGTTCTGCTTCTCGACTTGCAGGGCGGACTGGATCTGCCCCTTGATGGCCTCGATCTGGCCGGTCTTGATCGACTCCTCGAGCTTGGCCGTGTCGATGGAAAACGAGCCGTCTTCCTTCTTTTTGATCTCAAGTTCCATGGTTCCCTCCTTGTGGGGGGCAAGAGAAAAGGGGCAGCATGATGGTGTGGCACCACACTGCCCCTCTTCCCGGATTTATTCCGCCCCCGGGTGATCGGCCCGGAGGCTTGCCTTTTGATGTTAGATTGTTATGATGATTCCGCTAGTTCACCCTGCCCTTCAGCTTGTCGATGTACTCTTTGGCAGCCTTTCCGGTGTCCTCGTTGAGCCGCTGGACCATCGCCGTCACTTGGGCGGAAAGATCCCTGGACATTTTCTCCAGGGCCTCTTTCTCCTTGGCCCCGCTGCTGAACACCTCAACCTTTTCCGGGAGGGTTGCGGCCTGCTTAACCTTCCCGTCCGGCCCCGGCTGCTCTCTCTCGGACGGGATTCTGATAAGGGTCAGGCCGTATTTTTTAGCGATCTCCTCGAGGGCTTTGAAGTCCTTCTTCTGAGCCACGTCGGAGATCTCCGCGATAGCCTCTTTTGATATTTCCGCTGTCATGAAAACTGCGTCCTTTTCCCAGTCAAGGGAAGTAATGCTCCCCGATCGATTATGGATATGATCCCCGCCATGCTGGTGATAGTGCCGATGATCATTGCCGTTGCCGGCGTGTCCCCCGTCCTCTTCGTCGGCGAGGATATGCCGAACGCCCCCCTCCCCGATGTTGGCGATCTCATGGGCGGGGTTGTACTCCATACCGTAATATTTCATCAGCTCGCGCTCGATGAACTCATGGCACTTCGTGGCCAGGATGTCGTCGTCCTTCATCCGGCTATCAATGATGATCCGGTTCTCCTCGGGGACCAGCTCGGGGTAGACATAGTGATGGCCGCCCATGGTGAAGTCAACGTCCCGGTTGTTCTTCCTGATCTCATCGCCGTCGACCATCTGGATGTCCACGGACTCGTTGTCCGTAAGACTGAGGTTCGGCTCGCCGTCTGCTCCGCCATTGTTCCAGTCGTCCTGCTTGTAGGCGGGGTCGAAGAAGTCGGCCGCTTCCGGAATCATGCTCTTGGCCAGGGAGAAAATATCATCGGGCGTTTTAACCTGATACTTCTTCTCTTCAATGGCCACATAGTCCAGAGTGAAGTTTTCTCCTTCCTTTGGTTTTTGTTTGGCCACTTCTTCCATGATCTGAATAAATAACAGCCCCTCTTTCTTCTTCCAGGGCGGATCTCCCTTACCGAAATCCGCATAGTGGGCCTCACAATGAGCGCGGGCGAGCTTCAGGTCGGCGTTGGGAATGTGAATCCCTCCGCGGGCGTTCATGAGGTTGGAGGCCAGGGCCCGGACCGCCTTCCAGGAGCAGGCATGCTCGGCATGGTCGCCCTTGTGGTGGATGCCCTTATAGGAAGATCTCTTCTCGGGGTTCTTGTGATCGAACCATACCGCCATCTCCTTAAGACATTCGACTTTGGCCTTCTTAGATTCTTCGATGCCATTCCAGGGGTCACCCTCCGAGGCCAACTTCGTTTTTTGGTAGGGGATAGCAGCCTTCTGCTTGGTCTCGGAATCCACATCCTTTTTGATTGTCTTCAGCGTCCCCTTATTGCACTTGATACACGTCATCCCATGGCAGTTATTTGTCCAGTCTACGACGTGGCCGCAGCTATCGCACTTGCAGGAGTTCTTTCCTTTTCCTTTTCCATCGCCAGTGTCGATATCACAGAGCGAATTGTCCGACTTCCCGCTGGCCGCCTCAAAGGGCTTGCAGGTGTAGTCGTGGTCCTTGGCCCACTTCTTGGCTTCCTCGGCGGAGAAATTGCTTTTAGAAAACCGGAGGGCCTGAAGCTCCGTGCCGCCATCCTTCGGGATCCCCCATATCGCGTGAATGCCCTTGCCGAACTTGTCGTTCTGCCGGCGGATGCGGGCATACTTCTTCGGGTCCTGGATCCGGCAGGCATGCTCGTTGGGATACGGTTTCTCTTCCCAGCTGCCGTCCTCCTTCTGCCAGCCCGCAATCTCGCCGTGCTGCTCCTCTTCGGCGGGTAGCATCTTGAACATGATATTCCCCTGGCCCTTTCCGCCGTCGATCGTCTGCGCGTCTGGCTGCATGGGGACTCCCACGAGGCTGTATTCAAGCAGCTCCCACTTTTTCACCAATCGCGTAACCTCCCCGGTGTCGTTGTCCCTCTGCATCTCCCACTTGATAGGGCGCCATCCGATCGACCAACTCGGCATGAAGCCATGGGTGGTCTTGGCGAAGAGACGCTTCCCGGTCTCATCGGGGAAGAACTGGGTCTTGGCGGTGATTCCCTTGCGCCCCTTGAAGTCGCCCTTCCCGATTGATAGAGGCTTCGCGATCGGCTCCTGACCCATAGGGCCATATCCATGGGTGTGAAGTACAACCGGCCGGCCTTCCATAACCATCCCATCGGCCAGGAGAATATCGCCACCGCGGTCCCGGCGCTCGGTGGAAATGAAGTGGGTCACGGTAAGGTCTTTCTCATCGAACTCCTTGAGCTCGGCTTCGAAAGTCTTGTGCTGCATGGGTTCCATGGTGGACCTCCTTATCAAAGATGATCTATTACAAAAGGCTCTCTCACCCCTGTACTGAAAGCCTGGGCGGCCTTCAGGGAAATCATAACTCTTTCTTCTGGCGGTTTCCCAATTGTGCTGAATAAAGACCCGAGCGCAATTTGAGAACCGCACCCTATGGCAAGAAACCCAAGGCATGATTCACCAACCTGATAATCCGAATTTATTCCAAAAAGTCGTCCTTTAAATCCGCCCAAGAAATCCCCGCCAGACTCAACCTCATGTTCCTTCTTTGCATACCCTCCATCCTTCAAACACTTTCTGACTGCATTTATAAAGTCATTCACCATGAACGGGTAAGCATCCATTATTTCTTCCCACTTAGCAGGGGGCACAAATGAATATCTTAGAAGCTGCCCCATGCGGAATGACGTTGTAAAACCCATAATGAACGGCTCATTCTTAAATACTTTTTGATCTGCCCGTACCATTAGATCCAATCCCGCAACCCCGGCGCTATCCCCGCCCATCCAGACCTTGCCGCTATCCAAAAGTCCAACAATGCAGGTCAATTCAATCTCTCCTTACTTTTCTCCACGCCCCGTCTTGCTTGATCTCGTATTCGGTCCCGTCCATCATCCTGACCGTGGTTCCCGGGACGAGCATCTTCGTGGGCACACGGAGAACCCTGCCCGCCTTCTTGCGGCATTCGGCCTGGATGCGCCTGTAGTCGGGCTTGCTAGGTTCCATTAGAATTTCAAATCCACATCCCATCCATTCAGGGTCTTTATTTTCCCCAACACATCCTCCCTGAACCGAACTCAATGACGGTCTCAAGAAAGTCTATCGGGCAAAGCGCATAGACATCCCTGGTGGTCAACCCAGGAAGGATGTCTTCTTTTCTGGCATCTCGGGTTTCGTCGTTTTCGGGTTTGTTTTCCATTATCTGTCAACCTGAGAGAAGAACATTGAACACCGGCAGCCAATATTTTCCTCGGCCAAAGATCCACCGCCCGGGTGTAGCATAGTATCGGCCCCTACCTCAAATTCCTCGTCCATGGGTATCCCGTCGCTGGAATATCTTTCGTCGGCTATTGTGTGCGTTTCCCGACAGGCGTTATCTCGGGCCGATAGCCAGTGCTTAATAAGATCCTCTTCAAGACCCATTTGACTGACCGCCTCGAGCTCTGAGCGGTTCATAGCCGGGAGAACCTCAGTGCGTGCAATTAAAGGCGCTCGGTACTTGTCATAGCTGTCGAACTTCTCCCGCAGCGTCCCGGCGATCGTCGCCACGGGCTGCCCGGCAGCATAGCCCTCGCGCAGAATGGCCTCTATGTCGTCGAAGGTCGTGCCCGACACGGACCGCGAGAACGTCCGCATGCGGCTACCCAAATACTTCTCCACGGCGGGGTCGTTCACATTGAACTCGAATTCAATCTGCTTGGCCTCTCGGTCGTCGCCATCGCCCTTGACGGTGTGCAGAAGGTCCCGGACCCGCTCGTCCCCGTGCTCCTTCATGATCGTCTGCAGGACGGGAGTGAACCGCTCAACGAGGGCCGCCGCCTCTTTTTTCTTGTCGATGTTGATCGCCCGGATGTTGGCCTTGTTCTTGCTGAGGTGCTGCTCGACCTTTTGGCGGGACCATCCGGCGTACTGTCCCAGAATTTTGTTCCCCTCGCGGTTCAGCCGCTTTACGACTTCCTCACCTTGGGCCTGGAAATACTGCCGCATGGGTCGCAGGAAAAGCCCCTCCAGCTTTTCGCTCTTCTTTGCGAACACTTTCCAGTGGATGTCCTTCCGGGCTGCGGTCCAGTATTCCAGGTTCAGGGCTTTGTGAAGATTGGCCCCCGGCCAGGTCTTCCCCCCGCCGTTTCCATCTCCAGGTTGCGGGGCGGGTTCCGCCCCCGCTTGAATCATGGTCATCGGCATCCAGGGGCGGGTGCCATCATAGGTTGTGGCAGGACCCATGCCCAACCTATTCCGTTCATCATCAACCACGGTCACAAAATTCTTCAGTCGGGTCTCCATGGCTTTTAACTCAAACTCCTGATCCTCCACGCTCGGAAGTTCAAAATCGCAGGTCAACCCCTCGTCGTATTCAGGCAAGAGGAAAGTCTCAATGCTTTCCTCGATCAAGAGACATTTGGGAGTGAGGCATTCGCGGATGAAGGTGCGGTCTAACCCCTGCATCGACGCTCGGTTCACATCGTCAACCAGCCCAATTTTTCCCGGCGATAAGTCAAACGATGTAATCAGTTTGTCTCTGGCAAACTTCGCAACGATATCAATCATGGCCTCCTGGCCGGTCTGAGAAAGCTTGTCAGCCTTCAGCCCTGAATGGG